GAGATGTGCCTTTTAGGGATCGAACCCTATTATCACTATCAATACCAACAATTAGTTGATCCCCTAAAGATCTAGCGTATTTAAACAATTCGATATGTCCTATATGTAGGATATCGAAACATCCATTCGTCCAAACTGTTGTCATATAGTAGCCACACCAACTTGTGAGACTACTTTTGATGCGCAAGTATTAGCAAAATTTATAGCCATATCTATATTATTTGTATCCAAATAATTAAATACTAATGCTGCTAAAAATGTATCACCAGCACCACAAACGTCTCTTAAAATTACTTTCTTAGAAGGATAGTGTTTGACATCTGTTTTTGTAAATGCTTTTGCTCCTTCTTCGCCGTATGTCACTATTAATTTTGCATATTCAGTAATAATATCTAAATATTGCATATTATTCTTGTATTCAAGATGATTAATTTTTATGAAATTAATATAAGGAGCTAGACTTTTAAGTTGTTTTTTAGTATCTAAAAACGTAATACAAGTATTCTTTTTTTGTTCACAAATATATTGTATATCTGATTCTAATAAAAAGCCCTTGCAATAATCCGCAAAAACAATACAATCATACTGATTAAAAACATATTTATGTAAATCTATTTTTGATACACTATCATTAATATCTTCTCTAAATACTACACTGTTATATCTAGTATCTACAAATCTTCTTTTTATAATGTCCGATACTGGTGCTATTAAATCTATATTAAATAGATAACTATTGTTATTGAGCGACACTAAATTACTATAAACATTACCAGCCATACCTACATTTGTATGTTTCTTATTATTGTGATTAAAGCATAATGATGGAGCTTCTGGACACACTCTATCACATTGACCAAATATATATTCATCAGTACATACTTCTCCAATAACTGCTATATGTTTCATTATTCAAAGAAGTCCTTTGTATTTATAACTTTATCATCAATAAATATATCATATGCTGGCTTTTGTAGAACTAGCTTATGTCTTAGGCATCCCCAGTCATTAAGTTGCTGATCTGTAAAATCATACCAATCTTTACCAGAATGTGATCCTCTAGCAGACCAATATATTATTGTGTGTCCCGCATGGAAGAGATTATTGATTTTAGTAATTCTATCTTTTAGGGGCTTAGCCCTCCAATAATTACTATCAATGGTATGACATATAGTATTATCGATATCTATATAATAGATCATTAGAAACTTTCTATAATCCTATAAACATCATCATCACTATGATATGTAGAAATTTCTATAAAATCACAAGGGGTATTAAGATTACTAGAAAATCTGTGTACAATATTTGGCATGATAGTAAAAGAATCGCCTGACTTCAATATCTTTTTATGTTTAACCCCATATTGCCAAGTTTCTATACTTTGATCTGATGAGTATTCTAATAATAATTCACCATTTATGACATAAAATGTCTCTTGTTTATTTTTATGATAATGTGCCGAGCAAAATCTGGTTGGTATTATATGTAAATGTTTACCACAATATTTATTATTATTTTCAATCCAAAATTCATAACCCCATTTTTTTATAACAAACATTTTATGTTCCGTATTGATTTACATTGATAATAGCATAATTTGTGATGGATTTAGATATAAATTAAAATTATTTTGTTGATATAAATTATAATGGAATACTACGTGCTCACAATCTTGTCCACCATAAATTCCATTAAAATAATATTTTGAGCGATATATACAAGATCCACCAAATGCACTATTAACTTTAAATGGCGTTGATCCTCTTGGTGGTAGCCATAATCCAAACCATAATGAACTATCATAAGTTTGATAAGGTGAATTGTTAAATCGTGTGGTATCTTCCCACCACGATCCACGATAAGCCCAACTATCATAATTCCATAAAGCTTGCGACTGATTAAAAAGTGACCTTAATGCAAAACTATTACCTGACATACCTCCTATATCAGCATTTTCTTGTAGCCAACCAAAAGAATTAAATAAACCATTTTCGCTAAAGTCTTGAAAATCCAAATCTATTGTTATAATAAAATCTGTATCAGGATATTGAGACTTAATCAATGATTGACATTTATTACGATATTCGGCTAGTGCTTCTGTTCTACTTTTGTCTTTCACTGGGCCAAACTTAGGTCTTGACAAAGTCTCTAATATGATATGTATGTTTGGATTCTGAATAGATAAAGTTTTTAGTATATTTTTTGTATTGTCAATAGAATCATTTTCATATAAAACTATTTTATAGCTATGGCAGTATTTCCGAGCAAAATTCTCAAGTTTAGAAATATTCTTTTCTAAAACAGTTTCAGCATCTCTCACAAGTCCTGTAAATATTATATTTTGATTAGATAAAAATTGTTGTCCTGATCTTACTTTCTCTTCGTAAGATTCTTGATATGGTTTTGTTACAAGTATGATTTGTTCTATATCAGTCATTTTATTTCCCTAGCCAGTAATTAAATATGCTAGAATGCTTAATAATAGTTGTATTATTTTCTAGTTTACGAAACGAATCTAAAATACCAACACTCAAACCCAAAACTATAAAAAATATTAATAAGATCTCTGTCATTATGATAGAGCCTTTGATGCTATCAGACAACCCTTCGATACCGCATGGAGTGGATCATTAGCGTGAACCACTTCTTTAACTTGTAATGGAAAACCATTGTCGTTCAGTTTCATTTGAAAATTACTAATATATCCTTTTGCTTGTGATGTTCCCCCAGCAATCACAATTTTAATGGGATTTTTAAATTTGGGTAATGATTTATGATTAGATAGTGCAGCAGATAGTTGCTTGGTTGTATAGTCAATTAATCTTTCATAATATGCTGAAACTGCGGACAACACAGGATTATCATTTGGTTCGCCAATTTTAAAATCGCCGCCCTCTTTTTCAGCCTGAACAACACTGTCCGTTTCTCCTGTGGCTACGGCACTCATACGATCAATCCAATCGCCACTCTTGGTGGTACTAAAAACCACAGTTGGCTCGCCGTTAAGCATCACACAAACATTCGTCATTCCTGCTCCACAACTTATTCCAATGCCAGTATAATCATCGGATTCTAGTTCCGCATAACACAGAGCTTCTGCTTCATTAATAGCACGAGCATTATAGCCACATTCTGCTAGCACAGTCTTTACTACATCTTCATGATATCCAACATCAAAATCTTCATCATCTTGATCAACTGGTTGTGCAGGAACGCAGAAAACTAGTGGTTCATTGGGTTCTGAGGCTGTTCCAACAACTTCTTTAAGAATAAAAGCTAGAATTCTTTTAGCGTCTTTTTCTTTGGCTGAAACTACTCCACGATACATTGGGCGTTTAGCCGTATCATTTCTTTCTATAGCTTTTTCTAAAGCGTCTTTACCAAGAATAATAAAAGAACCATCACTATCCTTAATGAAAATCTTACCAGATAGTCCTTTCTCAATCATTTTGGTGGCTACTGGTGTTGTTGGCTTAATAATATAAAAAGCGTCTCTAAAGTCCTTATATTCCACATTGCCATTATTTTCTCTAGAAGCCACAATATAACTTGTACCAACGTCTAATCCGATTGCCATAATTTCACCCTTTCATATTCTTTAGTTTATTGATTGCTGATGATATGTTTTCTTCACTTGTTTTAGTATCACCCAAGGTTTCAAATTTTTTCTCTATATTGTCTGTTTTAATATCAGTCACAAATTTTTGTTCATTGATTTGTATAGGTGTTTTGGATGGTGCTGTTGAATTGTTCTTTTTGTTACCGATACTATAAACATAGTCTGTATTACCATTATGTAATCTGCCTAATAAATACCCAAGAGCCACCAGTATAATATTCAGAACTACTAGTAGATATATAATAATATTATCTGGTATCATTTGTACTCATATACGAATACTGGATAATTTGACCATATGTCGTCTATTAGATCAGCAATAAATTTCCAATTACCACCAGCCAAACCGCTACCAAATTTTGGAGCATGAATTTCAACTTTATTATCAGAAGAAAAGTTAGTTGTAATATAACGATATACATTACTCATGCTTTTGCATAATGCATAATAATTTAGCGGTCTAGGATTAGTCTTAGAAATTAAACCATTCTGAGCAATCATATTCGCAAATATTAGTTTGTGGCCATAAGTATTATCTTTACTAACCTCAACAAACTGCACATATCCAAGATTATTCTTTAAAAATGTTGAACCTAAAAGGTGATAGTTTTCTTTAACTATAGGATATTTGTCGCCTAATACACCAGCAAAACCTGCACCAAAAGCATTAGAGTTATTGCACACATGAGGTACTATAACGCTGCACCCTCTATTACCCTGTTTGGTATAATCATGAGCATAATCAAATAGATTGCCACGCACATAATTAATTTTACTTTTATGATATTGAGTTTGAGCTGTTTTCATATTTCACCACTTATTAAGAGGACACTTTTGGTCTGCCCACGCTAATTTATTCATAAACATTTTCTTATTATTAATATTACATCCACATTGTTTGCATTGAGAATGAACAGTGTCAAAACTATCACAACTTATACAAATATCATATCTGCGATTAATTTCTGCCTGACTACTTTTTGGTAAACCAGCATGAATATGAAATAATAAGGATTTCAAGAATGTTTTAATTTTGCGTATCATATAATATTATTTTCTTGTAGAATAATTCCTAATTCACTATTTCGATTTATAGTATCTGGAGTTAATTGACTCAGCCAGTTCCAAGATATTGTTTCCCATAAATGTACTGAATATGATCTTTGTAGATATTTGGGTTTATCACTCTCAAAGATATCTTTTATTTGATGACAAAAGGGCCAGAAAAAAAGTTCTTGATCTAAAACTGTTACTAAATTAGGATATATTTGTGATAGTTGTCTCGGAATCTTGACTGCGTGTTCATCCCAGTATTGGTCCCAACCTTGGCTTCTGAAAGTTTTGAATGTGTCTAACCATAAATCAATAAATAAGGCCCCACTACATCCTCCCATAGTCGCATTACATAATCCATAGTCATACTGCTTGCCTCCCCAAAAGCCACAATGTTGTATTGTATCAAATGGCTTGAGACAAATCACATCGCTATCAATATAGGTTCCACCAAATTCTTTTAATGCTAATAGCCTAATTACATCCGCCTTATGTGCATGGTGTAATAGTGGTCTATCAAATATAGATGTGGGAGCTTTTATTGGTTTTAGTATGAGGTATTGTTTACTTTTATCCCACCATTCTCCTTCTGGCTCATGTTCATGCCAGAAATAGATATTACTGCCTGAATTGATAGTAGCAGCAGATTTTACTGATAAATAATGACAATAAGACCAAGGTTTGCCACCAAAATCTGGACGTAAACCAAATACATAATGAATATTATTCGTATTGTTCATTATTCCAATTTTTCCAATCATCATCGTCTTCTACGATGGATTTTTTCCTTTGCTTAAAGTCCTTATTGATTTTTTGTTTGAGAAATTGATCATCATCAAAAAAGTGCTTAGTGCTCTTTTTTGCTGGATTTCTTTTTCTTTTGTTAGGTTTATTGTTATCGTCGTAGTTCATTGTTTGTTTCATCTGATACATACTTATAACACTTGCCATGCCCGAAGTCAAGTCGGCAACTTAAAAAATAAGCACTTGACAGGGCAAAGATTTGCTACTATTAATTATGCAGGTGGGGCAGTAATATTACCTATACTTGGGTATATTATACCATATCCTTCATACTCTTTCTTTCCCGCATATTTGCTATTTTTCAGACTCTTACTCATTTGTTTGAATAAATTAATATAGTCTTCTTTAGAAGAAAGTTTATGTTCTTGCTTTTGTGATTTATAAAAAGACAATACTAATGAGGCACAACCAACAGCGAATGGATTAGCCATGCTAGTTCCACTCATAATAGCATATGTATTATTTGGTACACAACTAAATATATCTTGTCCTGGACATAAAAAATCTAATTCTTCACCCTTACAAGTAAATGTTGATCTATTCAGGTTACGATCAATAGAGCCTATTGCTATGGTCTCTTTATGTTTTGCTGGATACATGATTGGAGTATTTTCTCCAGCATTACCAGCAGCACAAAAAATAATACTATTTTTCTTAGTAGCATAAATTATTGCATCATACAGAGCTTGAGAAAAATTTGGAGAACCTAAAGACATAGCAATCAAATTCGATCCCCTATCAGCAGCATAAACTATACCTCTTGCAATATCTTTATTACTACCAGATCCAGCACCATCTAATGCTTTTATAGGTAAAATTTTGGTATTTGGCGCTACACCAACCATGCCTATACTATTATGAGATGCTCCTATAGTGCCACACACATGAGTGCCATGACCATTATCGTCTATTGGGTCTTTTTTAGAGTCTATAAGATTAATTCCTTGTAATAAATTTTTAGATAAATCTGGATGATCTAAATCACAACCAGTATCTATCACCGCCACAATAACATCATCACCACTACAATACTTCCATTGCTCAACAATATCAAACTGAATAATTTCCCACCCTAAAATTTGACTAACTTTTGGAGATAATCCATATATATCTTGTCTAGTATATGGTAATAGAGAATAATCATTGCGTTTCATTTCATGTTTTCCTTAATCCAATCCGCATACTTACTAATTCTAGTGTGTGCTGATTCAGTAAGATAATCTGACTTAGGTTTTTATCTGCAAAAATAAATGAATGAATACCAGCTAATTTATTACCTATAAAAAGACCACCACCACTATCTCCACTAGCAATTAGAAATTCTAATCTAGTTGTGTTTTTTTCTTGGGGTTTTGATGGAGAGCAAAATAATAGCCCCTTATTTACATAATCTATTACATTAGTACCAGCTCTTCTTTCACCGTCACTAAATGTTGCACCACTATTAAAATTACCAGCAAAACCAAATCCAGATAATGCACATGACTTATTTTTTTCGTCTTGTTCAGTATAAAGTTCAGGATAAGAGTCTAGGTTCATAGGTTCCTTACTATACCCTACTGCAATATCAGCACTATCTAAAGTATCTTTTTCAAAGTCTTGGTGGGCGACAACTTGAGTAATTTCATAGTTTTTATTATTTAATACTATATGACAAGACCTAGAACCCCTGACAACATGAGCAGCAGTCACAATATAGTGAGGACTAATAATCACCGCTGATCCACAGTATTGTTCTTGTGGATTATTTTTATATGAACCACAAATTCTTACTACTGATGTAAATTTTTTGCCATAATCTACATATTTATCATCTGGCGTGTCGGGACTACCAGTACCACCATAAGAAATTGAGCATATCAAAAATAACCATAGTAATATTATGCGTTTCATGGTGGAATACTCCATTATCGTGAAACAAAAATCGCATAATATAATACACCGATATGTTATATTTAGCTATTCTTTGAATTATTAATACTATTATATAGTCTCTATTTTACTATAATTCTTCCTTTTGGTGTGCGCTGAATAAATCCAGCTCTTACAAGATAAGGCTCAATACTATTTTCAATAGTCTCTATGGCTATTCCTGTCATAGAAGATATGGTTTTCAATCCTAAAGGATTTCCTTTAGCCTTACGCAAAATATCTAGGTACAATCTATCATATACATCTAATCCCTGACTATCTATACCCTGTAGTTGAAAAATAGCATCAATATCATTCTTAGTATCTTTTTCACACATGATATAATTCCTATACCAGTGCAACCTACTTTGCAAAATTCTAGGAGTACCTTTACTCCTCATAGCAATTTGCTCAAGACTATAGTCGTCTATCATTAGTCCGAGTTTGTTTGCTGTCAATCCTGCTAGTTTGGCTAACTCACTCAGGTTATAAAAAGATAGATGTTCTTTAATGATAAAACGATCATAGAAAGGCTGGCTCAAACTGCCACCGCTAGTTGTTGCTCCTACCAATGTAAAGGCCGGAAGATCAATAGTTGTTGGTTGTTCTTTATCATTATCATCTTTCACAGTAATACTAAGAACAAAATCCTCCATGATTGGATATAGAAATTCTTCTACAATCTTAGGCAGTCTATGAATCTCATCAATAAACAATACTGATCGTGGAGATATGCTCATTAAATACGGAAGGATGTTCTTGATGCTACGGATATTGGCCGCATTGAGCGTATACAAGTTGACCCCCAACTCGTTCGCTATAGCACCCGCTATTGTCGTTTTACCAAGGCCAGGAGGCCCGTCAATTAAAACATGAGGTAGCACCCCTCCAGATTTTAAACAGCCTCTCACCATGATTTTTAGACGGTTGATAGTATCGCCTTGGCCGATTACTTCGTCAAAAGATGATGGTCTAAGATAGTTTGCCATAATTAGTTCCTTAATGAAGATAATGATTCTTTAACCAAAGACGCTATATCCTGTGTAGGATGCAGCATATACGTTTTCTCTAACAGTTCACTGGCTTCTTTTTTTGTAAAGCCATAGGGCAACAACACACCAATTCCTTGTGACAATAAAGAGTCGGGAATAGGTTGTGGAGTTGAAGTAGGTGGTGATTTAGTGGTTGTAGAAGTTTTGGAAACTTTAGAATACAGAATCTTGATTCTGGATGTTCGCTTTACTCCAAAAATATTACCACAGTCACAAACAATTTTAAAGTGTTTGGTAGACGACTCTTTAAGAGATAGCCAATGAATTTGACCACACTTCTTACACAAATATTTTAGGTGTACATCGTGTTCAATCGGTTTCTGGTTTGTTTTCTTCATTTGACTCTAAGCCCTTTTCCAAGTCTGGCACCCAAAAAATAAAATCATTACATTCAGTATCAAATGCTGATTCTACTAGTCCCTTCTTTACTAGACCATGTAGAATATTACTAACCATACGAGATCCAAGTAATTGAATGATTTCTTGATATTGCTTATCTTCTAATAGATATCTTTCTGCGTTGGTGCGTTTATTTCTTTGCTTACGCAAATGTGGCATCATAATATTTTCAGTTTCATTGAAAGATAATATAGTATCTAATTCTTCTTGGTCTTGTGAATTAATACTTAGTTTAACATTAGATTCTGTATTACCAAAACTATTAAATACTAATATTCTGGTTGATTCTATTAAATGATCTTTGTCTTTAACTACAAACCATTCGCTCATAATTTTTCCTTAGTTGAGTATATCAAACATTCCTTTGTAATATGTCGGTTGTTGTATAAAATGTGTAGCGTGTTGCTGTAAATGTAATTTATACTCTATATTTAGAGGATTATATACGAAATACTTTTTTTTCCATATGGGTGATCCTTGATAATTGGACCCCAAATACTGGAAGGAATTATCCTTGCCAGTATTGGGATTCCAACTACTCACAGGAAACTTAATTACAGGCCAACCATCAATATTTGTTGGAAAACTATACCAGTGTAATCCATTGAAAGAGTCTTGACTAAGATTAAACCATTTATTAATCATATCTGATATTGGTGAGTCTGCACCCACATCAAACTTGAAATAAAACTTGTAAGGATCATACTGGTCATTATCATCATAATCATAGTAGTCCTCATCATCATAGTCATGATCATCATAATCTTCGTGCATTGTATATAAGTCCTTAAAAGATGGTAACGGAATCGAACCGCTCTTTAACTAGTATCCGCCCAGCGGACCATCTTCCTCCAACGATCAATATTGATCGTCGTAGTCCTCTTCATCCTCTTGTTCAGCATAAAAATCATCATCTATATCTTCTTCATCGTCATTCCATCCCCAATCATAGTCATTATCATACTCGTCTTCATCATCATTATAATCATCTTCATTAAAATTAGCAGAGTAAAGAGGCTTGAGCAATTCGCCCTGATACTCTCCAACAACTTCATATTGGCAGGTGCGAAGTTTCTCATGATTACAATCACTAGGAACACTCACTACATCTTTAGGATTGATCTTAACAATCACGATCTTATCACCAGCATCTACATTACCATAAGACGCAACATAATTCAATGCCCCAGCATGAAGTCCCTGAGAACATCCCACACTACGATTATCATCAACCTTTGAACGAGTCATCTTACAAATATCGCCAACCTTGTTACGAAACTTGCCAGCATACTTGTCCATATAATCTGACCGAACAGCCTTATATGCTAGAAAATGACCATCTTCAGTAATTGGCAGATGCTCATGCTCTAGGAAATCATATAGTTCCTGCTGACTCTGCATACTAGGATTATCCATCAAGTTATTCAAGAAATTAACAAGAGGCTGAAATGGCAGACCCTTGCTCATAAACTCAAGAATACGCTTACTGATACTACCATGTACTTCTTCGTTATCATAAAGAACACGACCTTCCTTGATCTCCACAAGACCCTGACTATAAACTGTCACGGCCTTTTGAATATCCACCATCTCTAGCAGTTCATCTGCACTAGCAGTAGGTAGAACTTCCAGAATCATCTTATAGTTTAGATGATCTGGCAACACCTGATAACTCTTATTGTTAAGAACAAGAGTCAAATTACCGTCAACAAACATAAATGGAACACTCATTATAAATCTCCTTAGTTTCCTGTGATTACTTAACCAAACTACCAATTTGCTTTCTAAGAGAATCCACATCACTTAGAGTTGCCAGCCAAGGCTTGTTGCTATTTCTATAATAGTAATTTCGTTCTTGCAGTTGAGAAACAGGATCGTTAGACAATTGCAAATCCCTAAGATTACCACTAACGCTGTGACTACCAACAATATACTTCAGTATCGGGTTGTTGTCAAGCCCGATCTTGATTAGATTTTTAATATCACTAATCTTTGGCAGAGTATGCTTCTTGGTCATATCTGGCTTAATAATTTCCAGACATTCAGAAACAACATCATGATCTAGCGAATTGTACATAGTGTGTTCAATTGCACGACTCAGAGTATTGTATGCAATATTACTATCTTTGATCTTTTTACTATCAATACTGGTGATACCGATCTTATTTAGTAGTTTGGTAATATGATCAAAATACTCTTTCTGAGTAAATCGAGCAATATCAAAATTAGAACGATGAACAGTATCAGCAAAAAACTCTATGACCAGACAATGATCTATAGCATCGGTCAAATCTTTGTTATTTAGATGCTTACTATAATCTAGACCAAAAATATTTAGCATATGGAACACAAACTGTTTCTCCATAGACCCATATCCATATCCACTGTCTTTGCTCATCTTAGCATCTTCGTTTTTGCAAAACTGAACCAGACTATTGTATTCGGCCATTTGACCAAATGTGCCGCTTGCCAATTTCTTTAGTTGAGTCTTGAAAAACTTATTAAAATCAATCATATTATATCCACTGTTCTGCAACTTCTTAACAAAGTTACTCTTAATAGCATATATTTTGACTGATCCAAACAATTCTTTGACCATAGTAGACAAAGAACTATCAGAGATAATCTTGTTTAAGCCCATTAATGATGGATAGCCACTATCGCTACTATATCGCGTAATGGGCACATAAACAATATCCGTACTATCTTCAAAATCTTCTAGTTCAGATTCTGTGAGAGTACGCAGATATGTCGCATCGTTATAAACAGAAGAAATTGTTCCACTATTCTTAGATTGACCATAAATAAAGAATACATCTTGATCACTAATAACGCCAGTAGAACCTCTATTGCTAGACTTACGAGGACCATTATTCTTAATAAGGTCTTTGTAATCTGAAACCTTCTTGATATTATGAGAACCAACATCAGTAATAAGATCATCAAAACCTTCACCAACTTTAGTATGATCTTTGGTATCAATCATTAGATATGCAAAGCAATTCTTCTCGTTGCAATATCTAGTAACAATCTTCTTTGCTGTTTCTTCTGTTTTAATGTCGCAAACAAAGAAGGATAGTTCGCCTGTCTTTTTCTGGCTATTCCAATAGTATTCTCCCTTACCAGTAAGAGTATTGTGATGAATACTATTTGTCTGATAAACCATGCGGCGAGAACGATAGCCAGCAGTACGATAGTTAAAAACGTACATACTCTTTCCGGCAGCAATCTTATATTCTAGATCTGTTCCAGAATTAATATTATGCTTCTTACCATTACTATCGGTCCACTCAGCACCAACACCCCATCCTCCAGCAAGATCATTAAGGGTATAATATAGTGTAATTGCTTCTACCTTAGTTTTAGCGGCAGAAATTTTCTTGCTAAATTCTTCCTTCATCTCAAGATAAATCTCTTGAGTCTTTTCACGCAAGGTCTTAATTACGTCTTTAGTATACTGTAAGCCTTCTCTGGAAACATCCATTTCCAATTCGCCAATACTAAAGTCAAGTTCCAGATAAAGGTTCTGATTGATAATTTCATTAACAAAACTTTTCCAACTGTCGATATCGGCCTTTTGAAAAGCACGATTCCAACGCTGAATAGCATCATTAGTGGTCTGCTTATCCTCACCAATAATCTGACTAGCCTTAACAGGGTATGCAATATTACCCATAAGTGCCACAATACCACTATCAATATGATGATGAACATTGGGATAATAATTAGCATCGTTATTTAGACGACAAACTCTCCATCCATCACCACTCAAAACAATACTACGATTACTGTACTTGTGATCTTTTAGATTATTGAGTACGCCACCCTCAATAATTGGCTTCATCTTAAAATAGTGAAAAATACGCATAGACTTACTGCTAAATTCAGCAAAGTCATATTGCTTTACAGCAAAACTAATCTCTAGACCATTAGGCTCATCTGTTTCTGAGATATTAAACAGATTCAGCGTTGGCACTCCAGAGTCATCAATAGCGGCTACATAAGTATATTTTTGGCCGTTAAAATAAGAACTGGTGGTAAAACTCTTGGTATAAGCAAAAGGACTCTTACTACCAAGACCAAGACAACCAACAAAATCGTTACTAGTATTCTTGTTACTAGCCCCGTATGTTGTATACAGGTTCTCCATATCGGCCTGACTAAGACCAGTACCATAATCACGCACTACAAAGTTAGGATTAGCAGCATTCGGCAGAATCACCTTGAATGGATTCTTATTGCCAGAAGCGATATGACTATCATAAGCATTGGTTGATAGTTCACGAATAACGGCCATAACCTTATCAGAATACAGCGAGTCTGACAAGATTTTAAACATTTTGCTGGTTTGTGCAATAGTGAAACCAGACTCACTCTTAATGCCAGTGCTATGAGTCTCAACTGTCCTGTCTGCCAACTTCATCGTTTGTCTCCAAGTGTTTAACCAAGGTTCCTGTGATGCTCCTATCGTACCATACTGCTATCGACTGTCAAGTGTCCTCTCTTTAGTTTTTATGGCTAACCACCCACAATATATGGGCAATAATCCTAGCCAGCGAATAGGGGTAACAAGAGTGATTATCCACCAAAATCCATAAACTATACAAACAGTAGATAATAATTGAATAATTATTCTAGGTAATATATTTACTCTATTTAACAGCAGCACTAATGGGCCACAGAATATCATTCCTAAAAATATAAATGCCACTATTAACGCTAAACTAGCCATTAGTTATCATCATTATGATCTTCCCAATCATTTTCTAGACCATAATCACTATCTGTATTTTCTTCTTCATCGTCCTCATATGAAAAATTTCTTTCATCATAAGGGGTCCAATCTTCTGAATCTTCGTCAACCTCTTCATCTTCTTCTGCTTCTTCTATAAAAACAGTTATAGCAGTTAAAAGATCGTATACTTTTTCAAGAGTAGCATCTATTTTGGCTAACTTAGTCTCTATCGTCTTAATATTCTTTTGAAGAGAGTCTATATCTTTAGAAAAACTCTTATCCATATTATGAATTTCTTTATTACTTTTAGTTATCTCTTTAATAATATCATCATAATCTCTAGACATAATAATCTCCTAACTAAGTTTTTTATATTCTTTTATATCTCCATATTCCAAAATCTTTTTATCTTCATATGGTGATGCTACGCGACGATAAAATTCTTGTTTAATATTCTCTAATACACCAGTAATCATTGCTATCTTAGCATAAGATGGATTACCCATCAACCCGCTAATTATTCTAGAAAAACAATAGTTTATTCTACCTAGATATATGCTAAAATCATGAGGATTATTCAGGGGGTGTTTCATAACGCGTAAACAATTAGTTAATTGGTCAATACAAAAATCTAATTCTTCTCTATCATCTTCATCTACATAAGGCATATATTATTCCTCGCATTTACATTTATATTTTAAACAATAGTCACATTTTGGACCTGGGTCAACATTTCCCCAAGCGTTACAATTGCTATCAAAACTTTCCCTACCAGTATCTATGCAAACATACTTGTTATTTAATCTGCCAATATTCCAAGAATGGCAGTCCCAAAACTTTAAATTTGTTTTGTCGAATATTTTATCAACAAGAGTTTGTATTTTTTCTCTAGAATATTTATGCCCTAGAATTCTTGCCTTTTGAGTAACGAATCCCCAATTAGTAGACTCATTATGATTATGAATGGGAACTCGTTTAATTTTAACATAAACTTTAGGGGCTAAACCTAGTTTAGATAATTTTTTCTGAACCTTATAAGCATAGAGTGCGGTCTTTTTTGAACAGAATTCTTTAAAGCCTAAAGTTTTTGAGCCTTTAATAGAATAAAATTGGGCGCTCGCACCTTCGCTTCTAAGTATTTCTACTATATATTTAGTTTTCATGCTTTTGTCTATAAATAGGTAAATCAGATTCAACTATTTTGTTACCAGTTAAATGTTCGACCAAACAGATAGCCTGACTAAGATTTTCAAAAGAGGCTATAAATTTGGAAGATTCATTAAATTCTGGTTTTAGTGATCCATATACAATATAATATGGTTCATCTATTCTGTCGGTATTCAGATAATAATCTTCCATACGAGATACTCTTTCAATTATAGTATCTCCATTATAATCAGATATATCATGTACGGTTTCTATAATATAGTGAATAAAATGTGAATTATGATTGCCATCATTCACAGAAAAACCATAAAAGAATCTATTAGGATATGTTACCATTGTTAATCTTATTAAATGAGTTTTGATCGCAACATAATGAAACTACTTTAGTTTGATCATAATAAGGATTAGGTTGAGTTCTTAGATCATAAATATCTTTACGATCATTCACCAAACCCCATGCTACAGTATTAGACATAATTTGTTTTAGTTCAGATAGTTCTTTTTGACAATCCCGAAGTTTTTTCAGTTCGTCTTTAGCGTTTAATATATCAAAGTCATACGGCACAAGTCCTTGCTCAGAACATTTAAGCACATAATCCAAAGGATTAGCGTTCTTATTCATGCAAAACCTATACGAATTTTTTCGTCACTAGTTATAACTAATTGATGAGGAAGGAAAGCATCCTTAGAGTAAGATCGTCCATTCCACCATCCAATTTCATAGGCTATAGCATTATTCTGAGAGATATGTATCCCAACTATAGTACCAAACACATCATCTTCTAAACGTACCTTAGTTCCTATGGCGTTTAATTCAAAAAAACTTTCTGTCTTTTTCATAAGTTATTCCTTTTTAGTAATACAAGATATAAAAACAACCAACTACAATATCCGTTGATAAGAGGTTGATTAAATGCTGTTCCTTTATCTCTGGACGATTGTAGTTGGCTGCTATTTATGTTCAAGCCTTGTGAGCCTTGAGGCGACGGACAAAATCCGCCATAGCCTCAATATTATCCACACTCTTAACAGGCTTTGCTCTTTCCATCTTAGGAAGATCCTCACCCTTGGCCTTTAATGCCGCCTTAGCACGGGCATACCTAGCCATAGTAGTGGCAATCTTCTGCCCAGTCTTAGCAGAAACTTCAGCATAAGTCTTACTGCTAAAAACCGCCTCAAGAAAAGCCTCGTCAGAGCAACGAATCCTCTTCTGCTTCTCAAGCACATTAACTTCAGCCATAATCAACCTCCAAACATATCCAAATTTGTCTTTTGTGAGTTGATCGCATGATCAAATCTCTCACAGCGACTAACTCATTCTATCTCACAGTATCGGCTTGTCAATAGCACAACTTGAGATTTTTTATTTTTCAGCAACAGTCTGCTGTTTCAGTTTCCGTATTGGGAGAAATTTTCCGTGCTTCTAAAAGAGATAATAGTTTCATATTTTCTTTTTTTGATTCATCCAGAGCAAGTTCTGTTTCTTTGAGCAGTTTTTGTAGATGAAACACCTTATTATTTAATTCATGAGCCAGATATTGTATCATATTCATTTAAATCACCAGTTCTTTTATGGGTCTGCCATCTGCTAAAATAGGAATTGGCCGACCACTGAGGTCATAAATAACTTTAGACGCATCAATACCCAAGTGCCTATAAATCGTGGCCCACAAGTCCTCTGGAGTCACAGGACGATCAATTACAAATGCAGCATTGTCATCTGTTTTGCCAATAACCTGACCCATTTTTAATCCACCACCAGATACTAATATAGAAAATGCTTTAGACCAATGATCTCTACCATTTCTTATTTTACCTCTTGCTTCTTTATATTCTAATTTAGGAGTATGTCCAAATTCTCCCATTACTACAACTAAAATATTTTTATCTAATCCTCTATTATAGATATCATTAATTAATCCACTAACAGCCTGATCATAAAAATTTGCTTTATATTTCATATCTATAAATATATCGCAATTAACAGCATGACAATCCCAATTATAATACGAATGATCTGGTGGTGATCCTGGCGGATTTCTTAATGTTACAGTTACGAAATTACTGCCTGCTTCTGCTAGTTTTCTTGCCATAAGACATCTTTGACCCCAAGCATTTAATCCATAACTCTCTCTAACAGATAACGGCTCAGAGACTACATCAAAAATTCCTTTAACTTCATGAGAAGTTAATAAATCATAAGCCTTTTTATGAAAATTATCCATAGCACTCATAGATTGCGAATAATCTAATTGTCTATCTATTTTATCTATTTGAGATAGCAATTGTAATCTATCATCAATTCTGCCTTTAAGACTATCTGACATAGTAATATTGTTTACTTTAAAATTTTTAGCAGAAGGGTCGCCATCAACAATAAAGGCATCATATGACGATCCCAAAAATGCAGACCCTAGTGCAAATTCATCAACAGAATTAGTGCCACCATCCGCTAATAAAATATTAGATGGAATAATACAACCATTATTATGGTTATGTTTTGAAACTACTGATGCTATAGATGGAGTATCGTTAATAGTACCTGTAGGAACTTTGGGTTCTTTTCCTGTCATTACTCTTTTGGACCCTCCACCATGATCGGTGAATCTGTGGGTCATAGATCGTATAAGAGTAAATTTATCTGCTATTTGTGCCTGTAAAGGAAATAGTTCACTAATATGAGTTCCAACCACATTAGTAGGAATACTATTAAATAATCCCTTTACATCGCTTTTGGCTTGTGATTTAGGATCATAACTTTCTAATTGAGAAAGCCCGCCCGGCAACCAAACCAGTATGACTGAATTATCAGTTTTAGATTCTGCTATAACCTCAGTTGCAGATAATGATGAGTAGCCTAATAGGCCACTTTGAATAAGTGATCTTCTGGATATTTTCACATTATAAACTCCGTTGCCATTAATATAATAACACCAAAACGGATATTTATAATGAATTAATGTACTCTTTCAGTTGATCTATCTGAGTCCTATTTAAGACTATTTGATCGTTATATGGTTGTCCATGCCTTAGCGTCTGATAAATATATCGTAATTTTTGCCACCAAGACATTCTATATTTATAGGAAGTTAATATCTCATATATTGATATATCCACCATGTCTAATTCTGGATCATAGTCTAGAACCAGCATTTCGCTCTGACAACCGCATCTCAGAAAAAGACTACAATTAAATTTTTTTCTTGGCTTTTTTTCTAAAAATTCGCTCATAGTTTTTCTCCCATGTTTTATAATCTACGCTTTTAGGTCTTGGTTTACTTCCTTTACCGTTTTGGCTCATAATAATTTTCCAGACTTTTTTAGAGTATCAATAGCCCATAACGGTTGTAGGTTGGTATAGTGAAAACATAATTTTTGCTGTTGTGTATCTGTGAGATCAAAACTACAACATGGTTTGATATGGTCTATATGCCACTCTCCAAAAATCTTTATTCTTCAAATACATACGACCAATAACGAGAATCGGTCTTGTTCTGTTTTGCATCCCAAAAAATACATCTAGCAATATAAGGAGGAACGCCTAATTTGCCACAATTAATACTCCAATGTCTTTCCATTTTCTTATATTGTTCAAGACCCCTTTTAGACTGATAAGTAAGAGTTTTCATGCCATACAATTCCAGCATATGAGTATCACCACAAAATACCCTACACTCATTAGGGTGGCATTGCTCTAATGCAAACGAAACTTTTGCAGTACCTAGTCCAGAAATATTATTGACAATCTGATCTCTCTTTTTTACATGATACTTTTTGTTTGTTAGATAAAAGTCTTTCGGATTAGACCAAAATTTATCCTTAAAATCCCAAATAAACTTTGTGCGATTGTTGTATAGCCCACAACCACTACTTTTAATCTTATCTCTCAGCAGTTCTTTATTATCAATCCAATCATTAAAGTCTTTGATTGCGTTATAGCCACTAACATTAGACTTCCATGTTGTATGAACGCTCATAAAACTGAAAAGATAGCGACGAAAAATATCCTCAACATTCTGAGGACGAACACTCTCCCAATATTCCTTATACTTGACAACCTTATCTTTAGGAAAAGTCTCAAAGAAAATATCAGCCTTCGTCTTGCTCATTTCAACTTTATTGGTATCGACCACAGTGTTCTCAACAATCATAAAAACTCCAATGTTAGCGTGTATGCTACGATTCTACACTACTGGTATCGTCTTGTCAAGACTCGTTTCTTAAACGGTTCTAGCAGACCCATGCAAAAACTTAAATGTTGGGAAACGCAAACTAATTCCGCCTTCTTGGTTTTTAGTTTCCTCAAAATATTGAACCGTAATAATTTTACCAAGAATCTTTTTGGGGTCTTGATAAAACTCTTGTCTTTGGTCAATAGCAAATCCACTACCAACTCTAACAACATGATCTTTATGCTTAATCATTACGCAAGAAAGCATGGTTTCCTCATGCTCTTTACCATTCAATACATAACGAAATGGACCCATTTCCACATCAATAACTTCATACTCATCGTCAAAAAACTTCTTAACTTTCAGCAGATCTTTACTACGCTTCCCTTTATATGGTTCGTCTGCTCGTAGCATAAGTCCTTCATACTTGTAATCTTTACTTTTTTTAATCCACTCCTGAAAATGATCATCATCTTTAATAAGTTCTTGACCAAGCACACTAAGACAAGTACAAGTATTATTTTTCATAACTTCTCGTAGATTATTATAGCGAATAGAATAAGGCTTGTTCTTCTCGCCCTTCTTACTATAAAATTCGTCGTGAGAAATCATATCAAAAATCTTATATGAAGGATTAGGGATGGTATGATCCTTCTTTTTGAGTTGTTTCATGATCCCCTGAAAATCTTCATTACCCTCATCATCCACAAGACAAAGTTCACCATCAAATACTACATTAGTAACACCCAAACTCTTAATGCCACCAGCAACAACACCAAGAGTATCAAACTCTTTTCCCGTGCGGGAATAAAAAGTAGACTCCCCATTACTATCAACAATAGCGATACATCTAGCACCATCGATCTTACGACTAACATACCATTCATCTTTCCAATCTACAATATCTGGACTATATTTATCGGCCAAGGCTACACTAAATTCTGGAATATGATCTGGAATAGCCTTATTAATGATCTTATCGCCAGCACGGGTTTTCAAGTCTTTATCCAAAACACAATGAATAAGTTCCTCATAGTCAGCGTAATGTTCGACAAAACTATTCACAGCAGATATAGCATCATGCCCAGTAATTTTACGACTCTTTAGAGCATCAAGCAGATCAAAGAAATTTTTGTATTCATTCTTTCTGGCGACCAAATAATTTTTCTTCTTTAAATTATCACTGGTTACATGATATTGCCAAAGTGGATGATAAGTATAGAGTAGAATTTTCTTAGCAAAATTTGCAGATGAATTATTGAAAATTCCACAATTAATCTTGATAATATCTTCTTTTTCTTTTGTGCTGCTTGTATTTCTAAGAGCAGTTACCATCTTCCAAACATAATCAAAATCGTGAGTCATCCGTTTAGTCTCCTGTGTTGATGGTATCGTACCAGACGCTCATGCTGCTGTCAAGTATCGACTATTTGCGATTGGGTCTTGAGAGAAAATAATTCATCGCATTGACAATACCACCTAAATTATCTCCTAATTTTCCTATGCCGGTATTGCATCTATCACAAAGCCATCCACGAAAAGTATCATCATCATGGTTATGATCTAATACCCATTTAATGGGGATCTTTTTACAACACTCACAAACTTCTGGTTTATCTGGTGCTTTTTTATGAAGTTTATTTCTTACCTTTGAATGTTCTTTAACGCATTTTTTACATCTTGTATCTAGTTTATCTTTGTACAAACTATGTTTAGGAAAACTTTTACGGTTTTTTCTTTTACCACAATAAGTACAAATTTTTCTAGGCATAGTGGAGGTAATGGGAGTCGAACCCATGTGTTGCGATAATTTTCATTATATATTCTACAAGTTTAGTTTATTCATAAATTTTAAGAAAGACTAAAGAACAAACAACATTCATCTTTCCGTACCAACTAATCTCAGGCTAGAACCCGTTGGCTATTCTAGCAGCCGAAGGATTTTACATCAATCTTTTGAACGCTACCTTCATCGCTTTCTAAGATTGTTGCTACTTATTTATTAGGCAGCAAGGGCTAACTGAGTTTCGCCAGTTAAAGCGTTTAATCGACTTTTTAAAGTGGCCGGTCGATCAACCACTACTTGCTAACATAATTGCTATTATCCAATCGATACCGTTATACCCCCTTATTAATCATTATGATATAGTTGTATCAGTTCACCAATTTCTGTCTTGTATTGCTCTATCTTAGCATAAGCATCAGCACACCTACTGCAACTTTCTGACAGTAGATATGTTTCGTAATTATGTATTTCTTCTTCAAGACTCTTTATTCTTTTTCTTATTTCTTCGTTTGACGGATTTATCATTTTCAGTCTCTTTAGGCCAAAATACCATTTCATTAGCCTTATCATCCCAAGCACATTCTAGTAAGTCTTTAGCAGCCAATTTTGCTAATGCGACATTATGTATCCAAGTTATAGTACAGTCATAAATTTGCTCGTTAATATCTTCATTTAAGAGAGGTCTGTTATCATCATCAAAACCACAACAGTTTTTACGCACCATCTGGACTAGTTGTGTGATGGTGATATAATCATCAAGATTATCGTTGTTATTTTCTGATAAGGTTTGAGCAGCCGCTTCTCTAACCTGTTTAGCGTATCCTTCAAGATCAACAATAGAATAGAGTTTTTCGTCCATATATTACCTCAAATATTTAAATACACCAGAACCATCGTCCTTATCTGTAATATTCTTTACTGTATCTTCCATAGAATATTGTCCTCTAGGAAGCCACTTAGGTTGTTCATAAAGAGCAGTAGTAATTTGAGGAATCCAATGTTGATATGCTAGTTCAAATTGCTCAGGAAAATATTCCTTTAAAATATGCTCAATCTGATATAAGTGGCTAACTATAGAGTCTCTATGTTCTAACAGTTTTTCTAATTGTTCTTGTTGTTGAGGAACCAAACTCATTATACCACTTCTCTGTTTTTCAGTTTGACAATTTCGTGAGCAATCTTCCATACGCCGGTTTCCTTGTTTTGAAAGTCTCCACCCATATAAATATGAGCAAATCCACCGTGCTTATCAATACCATAAGCCCTAATGCCCTTGTCATCAATACAGTCTACCACAAAGCGTCCACGATAACCCATAGGGATAAATTCACCCTTATGAACATAATAGGGGCCACCGCGAACTTTTATACGATCACCCTTAACCAATTCTTTCCAATTAACATCCTTAATGATCTTGGTGTTTTTAACTTCCTTGCTTTTGGGCTTGAAAGCAAAATCTGAACCACAACTCTTACAAGTGTATGCACGGGGACCATTGATAGCAGAACAACTTGGACAAATTTTCTGGCCGCGAGGCATTTTGAATCTCCTTGTGTTAGGTGTTATGTCCTAAGTATAGCACAGGTATCGGCATTGTCAAGAGGGATTCTTTAGAGAACGTATCCCGCCTTTTGTGCCTCACTATCTGACAGGGTTTTCATCCATGCAGGAATAGGCTCTCCATTTTCTCCAATTCTTTGTTTACGCAACTTTCCTTTTTCTCCAGAAATTTCACAAATGCTGTAACTCATACTTTCTGCCATAGCAATTAATCCATTGATATAAGAATCTGCACCATAAGAATAGGCTCTTAATCCACCAAACTTTTCTTTGATTTGTGACCAACTAAAGTAGGAAAGAGGTTCTTCTGTTTTTTTTCTGTGATCCAGATGAGATTGGATAGAAGAGCATAATTTATCTAGAAGATCATACCATCCATCGTCGCATTCAATGTATTGATAATTAGAAAATTGTTCTGGATACTTTGAGATTAGTTTACCACTGAGTTCTGGATTCATTATAACGTCCTTTGTCTTTATCTGGAATAATAGTTAGTTTACCGGGACTATAGTGACAAAAATAACTGCTATG